TTATTCAGGGTGCATAACTTCGTCAATTAAGCCATATTCTTTAGCTTCTTCAGCTGTAAGGAAGTTATCGCGATCTGTATCTTTTTGGATTTTTTCAATCGATTGACCTGTACGCTCTGATAAAATTTTATTTAATTTCGCGCGTGTTTTTAAAATGTGATTCGCTGCAATTTCAATTTCGGTTGCCTGACCTTGCGCACCACCTAATGGTTGGTGAATCATTACTTCAGCATTTGGTAATGCATAACGTTTACCTTTAGCACCTGCTGCAAGTAAGAATGAACCCATTGAAGCTGCCATACCGATACAAATTGTTTGTACATCTGGTTTAATGTGTTGAATCGTATCATAAATAGCAAATCCAGCAGTTACACTACCACCTGGAGAATTAATATAAAGATAAATATCTTTTTCAGCATCTTGTGCTTGTAAAAATAAAAGTTGTGATACAATAGAATTTGCGACATTGTCATCAATCGCAGAGCCTAACATAATAATACGGTCTTTTAAAAGACGTGAGTAAATATCATATGCGCGTTCACCGCGGTTTGTTGTTTCAATAACTGTAGGAATTAAATTCATAACTCTTTCCTCCTATAAATAGCTTTGAATCTATTTTAACTTAAAAGTCAAAAATGGTCAAAAAATAAACATTTGAATCGCTATTGATTTTAAGGCATTAGAAACGGCTTTACCAATTTAATACTATTAACCCCTCGTAGTGTAATGGATAACACTTAAGATTCCGGTTCTTACAATAGAGGTTCGATTCCTCTCGAGGGGGTTATTTAACCAATTTTAAATACTTTTAAATTAACCCTAAATCGTCATAAACGTTGTAATATCAATGTTTGTGGCGGTTTTTGTCTATATGCGAAATTCTACGAAATCAACCTAAATTAAAATAAAATGGTCACATTTTTGGTCACAAATTATTTATGGCATTAACCGCTAGTTTTGATTCCGTTTCGTATTGATCTTCAAGTAGGTGAGAATAATATTTTAGTGTGGTATCTATGTTTTTATGACCCAGTCTTTTTGAAATGTAATAAATAGATATACCTTGTGATAATAAAAATGAGCAATGTGTGTGCCTTAACGAGTGAGATGTGCGCTTGTCTGTATCCAATGCATTGCACAACTTCCCTAAAGTTTTATTGACTGCAGCATTACTAACGACTTTGCCAAATTCAGCAAATACATAACCGCTGAAGTCAATAGGGGTGCTTTTGATGTAATTAAGTAAGTGTTGCATATCGTCACGACCGATTTGCACGTATCTAGGTGACGTGTCGGTTTTCTTCTCATCAATATATAAAGTACAATTGACTTTATCTATATAGCTATGTTTTAAATTTAAAATACCGCTTATTCTAGCTCCTGTACAAATCATTAAAAAAAGAACCATGTATGATCGTGTGCTTTTTGTCTTGGTTAACTCTTTCAACTTTTTGTATTCGCTAACTTCAAAATATTTTTCTTTTTCTTCTTTTGAGTTTTTGTTACTTTTAGGCATAACGTTGTGTGTAAAGTCGCGTTTAACTATACCTTCAAATATGGCGTCTTGAACACAATTCTTTATTGCTCTATGCATTTTTCGTGTAGAATCTTGTACGTGGTCTTTCCCGTAGTCATTTATAAAAGTTTGATATTGTAGTCTGGTTATATTTTTTAAAGGTATATGTCCTATAGTGTGATTTTCGACAGATTTTAATCGTCCAATCATATTTGCGATAGTGGATTTGCTATGATGTGATTCGTTATACACTTCCACATAGTTTTTAAAGTATTGTGCAAGTGTAATATAATCATTATTGTATAGACCGTCCTCAATATCCATCATCAACTCAGATTCTGCCATGCGTGCTAGTCGCTTGGTTTTAAAACCACCTTTACGGTAACGTTTGCCATTTAATCTAAAATCGTATTGGTATGTTTCGCCACGTTTTCTGACGACCATGTGTTATCCCTCCTCTAAAAAAAATAAAAAATAATAAGGGTACGTGATGTACCCGTATATCAATTTAATTTGATGGCATTTCTCCATTTTTAACTCGCTCTTGATATTGTTGGAAAGATTCACCTTGTGGTGACGTTAATCCTGGCCCACCACCTATATGAGCATTCTCGTATTTTTGTGGGTTGTTACGATAGTCTTGATCTAGCGCTTGAGCATCTAAATATCTTTGATATTCTTCGCTATTTTGATTTTGTTGATTTGGTTGTGGGTTATTAACATTAGTTTGTTGTTTAACCACTTGTTGGCCACTTTGTGGTTGGCTTCCATTATCAACAGTAGCAGGTTGTTGATTGTTGTTAACTGTTGTATTTTCTTCGGTAGAATTTTGAGATGTAGATGATGTTTGTGTTTCTTCACTAGTTTTATTTTCTTGTTTTTTCTCTTTCTTCTCATCTTTTTTCTCTTCTTTTTGCTCTGTTTTCTTTTCTTCTTTAGAATCATCGTTACCACACGCGCTTAATACCAATAAGCTAGCAAATAGTACAAATAAAATTTTCTTCATGTTTTAAATCCCCTTAACCTATATTTTTTATTTCAAAAACCCTCAACGGCTCAAACGTAATAGAGTAATTATCGTAGTGAGTTCCGATACCATACTTCTTTTTATAATGCTCAATACAATCTAGTACGTGACCTTCTGAAATCTCAAAAAAATTAGCAAGCTCATACAGGTTATGTACCCCTTGCTTAAATGCTTCGACTATACCTGATAAAGGCATAGATGTTTCATATGAATAGCGTCTTGCGTAATTTTCGAATTTTCGGTTGTTGAAATGTTTTTGATTGGTGATGTCACCGTATGTAAGTTTGTGATGTGCTAGTTCTTCAAAGAGGACTTCTGCTTTCTTCCTTTCTGGCAAGTTACGTTTAATTAATATTAAATCACCTAGCCAGACCCCATCTAAATTATCAGGAAGTACATTCGCCTCTCTGACTTCTATATAGTCATGTTGTATTAAAGTTTCTTCGTATAATCCCATCCGATACACCCTTTATTTGCGTCTACTTCTAATATAATCTGCATAATCTAATACACGTTGCCACTCATCATCAGTTAGTTCTCCCTCTAAATGAGCTGCACGGTGCTGTGGTTCTTCTTGTTTTTGTTCTTTCAAAAGTAAATAATCTGGTTTGACGCCAAGAACACTTGCAAATTTAGCGATATCTTCCATAGGTATTTTTCTTGAACCATTTTCATATCTTGATACTGTCGATTTATTGACACCGATTGCATCTGCGAATTCTGAAATACTCATTCCTTTTTTGGCTCTAAGACTTTTGACTAATTTACCTATTTCACTTGACGTTCTCATAAAATTTTTACCTCCGTTATTTGATATTTACAATATACCACATTTCCATATAGGAAACAACTAGTAACAAAAATATTTTTTTGAAGAAATTACAGGTTATGGGTTGACGATATGGAAACTATAGTTTAGGATTAAGTTAACTTCAAATTGGAGGTGACAACAAAGTGTATGAGTTCAATGTTAGAAGAATGAAAGCAGAGCGCATAGCTAGAGGTATTTCTCTAACTGACATGGCAAAAGAAATGAGTATGACCCCAGGGACATATTCGAAAAAAGAAAACGGACACATTAGAATCACTGTTGACGATTTGGCGAAAATGTTTGAAGTATTAAATATACCCGAAACAGATTGTGGTATTTTTTTTACAAACAAAGTTGCCAAAAAGACAACTATAAAAACTTAAGGAGGAAAAAAATGCAAAAGTTCAAAAGTTATGAATTAAAAATAGCCCTTTTAATTACAAGTGGCTTTGTAATCAAAAGAGCATACGACTCGCTAAAGTATAAAATCTTACAACTAGAAACTAGAGTTACTAAACTGGAATATCCTATTCATTCTTTGAATCGTCGAGAACTTTTTCGACAAGGTTTTGAGCGAATTCTAAAAGCAAAGCCTGATTAAAATAATCATTCTGTACAACATATTTAACTATTTCTAATTCGGTATCAGTTAAATTTCTATCGAAGTTTGAGGCTACATCTTTTGAAATGCCATTAAATAAAACTTCATCTTCATTAATACTTTCAAAAGATTCTTTAAAAATAGCTTTGACATCGATTTTACCCATACTTATCACCTCCTTAGGTTGATAAATAAATTATACACGAAAGAAGCACAAACATTATACAAGCATTACAAACGTTTTGTTTTCAATAAAAAAACACATGCTTTGTCGTGGAAAGCATGTGCTACGGAAATTTTGTTTGATTCTAGTCGCCACGACTAACAGCGCAAGTTTTGCTGGTATCGTCCCCAGCCCTGTAATGAGCTTAGGTGTTCAATCAAAGTCTAGCGTCCTATAAGTTACTACCTTACAGTACGCATACCTTTTTAACGCCTCAGTTGGCGATGGAGCACAACAAACGATGCTCTGAATTTAGATTTACTTATCTATAGAACCACAGGGTGATTTAAAACCTCGCATAAGCAAGGCCATCACCTCCCAGTTTATGTGGGGTTGAGATAAGTATATAACGAAATTCCGTTACAAGCAATAAGGAGTGTCATCATGCTGAATTTGAAAGAATTAAGAGAATCAAAAGGATTAACTCGATATCAATTGTCTAAAAAAACTGGGTTGCAGAATTCGACAATTCAATCAATTGAAACTGAAGTGAGAAACCCAGGATTTTTAACAGTAAAGAAAATATGTGACGCGTTAGAAGTAGACATTAATGAAGTTAAGGAGGAAAAATAATGCAACTATTACAAGAAATCGAAATCGAAAACAATAAGGAATTAGGAGCAGTTGTTTCTAGCCGAGTTGTAGCCAATGAATTAGGTAGAAGACATGACAATGTTAAGAGAGATTTAGAACAAATTTTAATGTCCTCAAAAGTGAGTACATTGATTATCGACAGTAATTACAAAGATTCAAGAGGTCGAAATCAAAAAGAATATCTACTCACAAAAGATGGTTTCACTCTATACATGTTCAACATTCAAGGTCACAACGAATTCAAAATGGCGTACATCAACAAATTTAACGAAATGGAACGACAAATTAAACAGCCTACCGCAAGTTACATGATAGACGACCCAGTCAAACGCGCTGAACTTTGGATTGAAGAACAAAAAGAAAAACAGGCATTACAACTAGAAAACAACATGCAAAAACAAAAGATTGCCGAATACGAACCGAAAGCATCTTATTTAGACACTATTTTAAATAACAAGAGTTTAGTTACAGTCGGACAAATTGCAAAAGATTATGGTATGTCAGCTCAAGCGCTAAACAAGTTATTACACGATTTAAGGGTTCAGTATAAACAATCAGGACAATGGTTACTTTATTCAAATCTACACGACAAAAGTTACACACATTCTTCTACAACGGAGATTGAACATAAAGACGGTAGCACATCGGTACGCATGAACACTAAGTGGACGCAAAAAGGTAGATTGTTCATTTACGACTTACTAAAAGAAAACGACATCCTACCCACAATCGAACAACCAAATTAAGGAGGATAAACAATGTTTAAAAAGAACAAGAAGATAGATATGCGACCACTAGTTACAAGTAGAATTAATCAACTACGCATATCAGCATTGTTTCTACAAATGCAAAAGTTTTTATTAGAAAACAAAATAAGCGAAGAGGAATGCAAGGTGCTAGCTCGCATGCTCAACGCTTATTATGACAATTAAAATTTCAACTTAGAAATATCGAAATCATTTTTCAAATGAACTTCAACATTAACCACATGTTGTAAAACGACAATACTAATCTGAGGCTCAATGACGAATAGGAAAAATCTGTCAGATTTGTACTTATTATAATCAGAAATTTCGATAGTTTGATTATTAATCAAATTTAAAGTTAAAGATTCTACATTGTCTTCGGATAATGCTTCTTGTATTAACTCGTAAAGCATTCAATTCACCTCCTTTCATAAGGAGATAACAACATTATACACGAAAGGTTTACTTATATGACCACATTACTAATCGCATTAAACATTATCGCGTTCATAACATGTGTGACGCTGCAATACAAAAGAAGATACTAAGGAGGGATATTATGCAACAAACATTGCAGGTTTCAATTGCTATTCCCGATACTCACGTGATGCTTAGTCTCGATGAATATCAAGAGTATAAAAAATTAGAGCTTAAAGGTAAGTATTTCACTTTAAGTCAATTAGCCAAACGAATTGACAGAAGCGAAGAATGGATTAAAAAGCATATTATTGATAATCCACGTAACCGCAGACAGATTGAATCATTCAGTAAGTTCTCGACAGGCAAAGGAACAGGTTATATGTTCCATGCTGAGAAGATATTAGATTGGCTGGATAATCATTTTGAAGAGGTTGTGAAGGGGTGAAGATATGGAAAAATTATTAGCTTTAATAATCGCAATGACAACAACGTTTGTAGTTACTACACCCTTCGCATTTGAGGCGTACTTCACTACAACGCTCACAATCGCCACATGGACGATGATAGGAAGTTACTACGCTGCTAAATATGTAATCAACACATTAAAAAAGACTGAATGCTAGCTGCAACTAGCAAACAGTCGAGGTCGGAGAATTAACACTTTAATATCCGACCTCATTATATCAAAAATGGAGGTAAACGCAAATGTATTACGAAATCGGACAAGAAATTTCGAAAACAATCACGATAGATGGATTCAAATTTTACATGTACGTAGCCAAAACAGAATTCGGCGTCGATGTAACGATTCAAGATCGTGATGACAATACGGTAAGTGAAATCACAATCAATGACGTATCAGGTATGGAAAGCGCCACTGAACTTTTGACGCAAGATGCGCGTGCATGGATTGGACAAAACGTAGACGAATATGACCACGTAATGAATGGGCTATTAGGAGGGTTTCGATGAGTAATTTATTTCAATTATCAACAAGCTATCAACAAGTGCTTGATTTAATCGAACAAGGTATGAATCCCGAAGATTTAAAAGACACACTCGATTCAATCGAAGTTGAATTGAATGTAAAAGTCGATAATTCGATCGGGTTAAAACGAAGTGTGGACGCAGATATAGATGCAATCGACAAAGAAATTAAGCGCCTGCAAGGACTTAAACAACAAAAACAAAACTTCTCTGACAGACTAAAAAACTACCTGCAAGACATGTTAGATATTCAAGGATTACAGAAGTTCAGAACATCTACTAATTACATCTACAAACGCAAGAATGCGCCTAGTGTCCACATCACAGATGAAAAGTTAATAGATAGCGATTACTGGGTATCGCAAGCACCGAAATTAAATAAAAAGCAAATCAAAGATGATATTAAAGCAGGTGTCAAAGTTGACGGCGCAGAACTGCGTAATAGTGAAAGCTTGGTGATTAAGTAATGAATAAATCAGAATCTGTTGTTGAAATCAACAAAGCTATGGTTGCATTCCGTAAACAAGTAAAACAACCGCTTAAAGATAAAAACAATCCTTTCTTCAAGTCGAAATATGTACCTCTTGAGAACGTCGTAGAAGCCATTGACGAGGCGGCAACACCTCACGGATTGTCTTATACACAGTGGGCATTAAATGACGGTGAGGGGCGTGTAGGAGTGGCTACAATGCTTATGCATGAAAGTGGCGAATATATTGAATACGACCCCGTATTTATGAACGCAGAAAAGAATACACCACAAGGTGCAGGGTCATTGATTAGCTATCTTAAACGCTATTCATTATCAGCAATCTTCGGAATCACAAGTGATCAAGATGATGACGGTAATGCAGCAAGTGGAAAGAACAATAGTCCCAAGCAACAGGATAGAACTCAATGGGCTAGTAGTGAAACGATAGGAACTTTAAAAAAAGAAGTTATAGCTTTTACAAATTTGATTAAAGGCACCGATAAAGAAGCGCCACAAAATGTAGTAGAACAAAAATTCAACATACACAACTATAAGTTAACAGAAAAACAAGCGGCAGATGCCCTTAATAAAATACGAAACAATGCAAAAACGATTACTGGAGGAAATAATAATGCTTAACAGAGTTGTATTAGCAGGGCGATTAACAAAAGACCCTGAATTCAGAACGACGCCATCAGGCATAGACGTATCAACATTCACACTTGCGGTAAATCGCAATTTCAAAAGTAAAGATGGAGAACAACAAGCTGATTTTATTAATTGCGTTGTATTCCGCAAGCAAGCAGAAAACGTCAAAAACTATTTAAGTAAAGGAAGTTTAGCAGGCGTTGATGGACGGATGCAATCACGCAGTTACGAAAATAAAGAAGGTCAACGTGTATATGTCACGGAAGTTGTGTGCGACAGTGTGCAATTTTTAGAACCTAAAAATAATGGTCAATCAAACAATCAACCTAAACAACAAGGACAAGCGCAGGATAATCCTTTTGAAAATAGTGATGACGAGTTTTCAGACCTGCCGTTCTGATTGGACGTGGTTATATGCCTTTAATTACAAATTACATCACTCAAGATGACGGCACAACAACTGTTGTTATCTCGGGTGTTGAATTAGGTGATAAGGAAACGCTACTACTCGATAACGGATTCGATGTAGAAGTTGATGTTAACGTCTTAGATCCGTTCCAAATCACTGGTAAACAACGTCGTAAGATATTCGCCTTAGTCAAAGATATAGAAGAGCATACGGGCCAACCTATGGACTATATGAGGCATATGTTCATTGAGTGTGCGAGAACATATCACGGATATGACAATCCGATATCGCTTAGTAATTGCACTCGAACACAAGCTTCACAAATCATCGACATCACATTGGATTGGGTGTTTGAGAACGGAATACCCCTCAGCTACAAAACAAGTGAATTATTAAAAGGGGATAAATCAAAACTCTACTGGTCAACGGTCAATCGGAACTGTGTTATCTGCGGGAAACCTCATTCAGATTTGGCACATTACGAAGCAGTAGGACGAGGGTTTAACCGTAATAAAATAAATCACCATGACAAACATGTACTAGCTTTGTGCAGAGAGCATCACAACGAGCAGCATGCTATAGGTGTTAAGTCGTTCGATGAAAAATATCATCTTGAAAACAGTTGGATAAAAGTTGATGACCGTCTTAATAAGATGTTGAAAGGAGAAAAAATATGAATAACAGAGACTATATATCATCTGTAATCACTCAATTTAGTGGGCGTAATAACGTTATACCAATTCCTGTTGTATATATACAAATTACAGAGGATTATCCAAGCGCAGCACTATTAAACCAAATGATTTATTGGTCAGATAGAACGAATAGAAAAGATGGATACTTTTATAAATCATATAATGAATGGTTTGACGAATTACACTTAACTGAATATCAAGTTAGACGAGCAACGAAGAAATTAAAATCATTCGGATTTGTTGAAACAGCACTTAAAAAAGCAAATGGAGCACCTACTCTACACTACAAAGTCGATACTAAAGAAGTTTCAGAATGGATTCTTAAGAAACTTCAGAATGGAAACTTAAGAAACTTAAGAATGGATAGTGAAGAAACTAAAGAATCTTTAACAGAGATTACTACAGAGACTACTACAGAGACTACTAACAATAATATATTGTCTCCTTCGTCGACTGCCTACCCTTACCGTGATGTTATTGACTACCTTAATCAACAGACGGGCAAGCACTACAAATCAACTACTAAGAAGAATCAAACAGTAATACGTGCTAGATCAGATGAAGGATTTAACCTAGATGACTTTAAAAAGGTCATAGATAACAAAGTAGCCGAATGGAAAGGCACGGATATGGAGAAGTACTTACGTCCTGAAACGTTATTTGGCACTAAGTTTGAGGGTTACCTCAACCAACAACAATCTAATGCAGTAGATGAGGATTGGCGAAAGCAGTATGAGGGAGTGTTTTAAATGAATCCCTTTGAAAAGTTAGCTAACAAAGCAGGTTTCAAGAATAAAGTCATAAAACAAGAAATGGGACTACATTGTGATAAATGCGGTAGGGATTATGACTATTATGAATTTGATAATGGTCAAGTCATTAAAGATGGTTGTGATTGTAACATGATAGCACTTGCTAAACAAAAGACAGAGGACTTTAAAAAGAAGCAACAACGTAATAAAGCGAACGCTATATTCAACAAATCAATTATTAACGATGATCTAGCAGACGCCACATTCGACAATTATTCACCCACAAGTCCAGCACTAGAAAAAGCAAAAGCGCTGTTAGAACGATACGCTAATAACTTTAGGTTAGATAATAAACAATCAATTCTTTTATATGGTAGTTACGGCACTGGTAAGAGTCATTTATCGATGGCAACTATCAAAAGAGTAAGAGAAAAAGGTCATTCAGTATTGTACATGAACGTACCTCAACTTATTACAACGTATAAAAGCACGTATAACAAGAGTGCGACCCTAACTGAAAGAGAATTAGACCAAATTATTGCAGACGTAGACTTACTTGTACTAGATGATTATGGTACAGCATTAAGTAACTTCGGGATTCAAAAAATGTTTGAAGTGATGGAATCACGCACAGGTAAGCACAACATTATTACTACCAATAACAGTAGTAAAGAATTAATACAAAATAAGGATCTAGCCAAGATATTTAGTCGCATGATGAAGAATACCACACCGATAAATATGAACGGCGAAGATTACAGAATGAGAGGTATTAACTTTTGATTGATAAACAATACATCATTAGACACCTCCATTGTTCAGAGATATACGCAAATAAGCTCATAGAAAGCGCACAAGGCGATGAAGAATACTTGTATGACCTATTTATCCAAAAGTATTCAGAACGCAAGAGACGTAAGGCTATGACGCTATATGAGGTGGATTAATGAAAGAGACACGAATCGAAATATTTTATTTAGAAAACGATAGAAACCTAGGTAATCCAAAAGGGTCATCAAGACCTAGATTTAGTAAGGGTGGGCATACTTACATGCCTGCACCATATGTGAAGCATAAAAAATTTGTAGCTGACCAGTTACCACATTTGATGATAGACAAACCAATAAGACTAACGGTTGAATTTTACTTCAAACCTAGTAAGTCGTGGCCGAAGTATAAAAAAGAAGTGTGTATCGGAAATCCGCACACTATAAAACCTGACATCGACAATCTACTCAAGACAATATTAGACGCTGGCAACAATCTATTATGGGTGGACGACACACTAATTTATGAAATCAGAACATTCAAAAAATATGCGGAGACTGCACGAACAGTGCTAATTATTAATGAACTAGAGGGGAAAGACAATGGCTAAAAAAACAAGAGAGCAACTTTTAATAGAGAAGCGCACATTAAACACGGCTCAAGGTGTGTTTGTATTAAACGATAAAAACGTAGAGGATATAAAGTTTAATAATATGACTTTCAAAACTGTAGCACATAGATTGAATCATAATTGGACTTTAGACGAGGCAACTCAACTACAAAAAACATTTGTGCCTGATTATGAGCATAGAATTGTATTACTACTCAAAAAAGATAATAGTGACGAACAAATACGGGTGCCTTATACAAGAGTCAAAGAAGCTATGGACAAGGGGATAAATCTTCATTCAATAAAAAGAAGGTTTGGCTTGGGATGGAGTTTAGAAAAGACTTTAACGACACCACCTAGATTATCGGCAGAAGAATTAATGTATGAAGCCATTGCGAATAGTGAAGATAAGTTTCAAGACTTGGTGCGTCAAAACAGAATAAGCAAGTTTAAAGATGAGAAATTGAGAGAAGAAAAGCCACACTTATTCAATGGGACACCTCAAAAACACGGATTGACTCGATACGGTAGACACTTGCATAAGAATATCAGAATCGGCGCATACAAGATTGATTGTTATGGGCGTCAACAATTAGTGTAGGTGATTTAAATGAAAATCAGAGAATTAAACATTGATGATCGCGTTGCTTTTTATACAGACAGCGAGCAAGAAAAACCTTATGAAGGCAAAGTCACTGAACTGTACTACAACTTCAAAGGCAAAGAAATGGCGCAAATAGAGTTAGATAACGCATGGTACTACAACATAACAGACGATGATGATTGGGAGGTTATTTACTGATGAACACATTCCATTTATACAACAGTGCAGGAGAAAAAGTAATGATCGTCTGGGAAATGGAAGGTGGCTACGACATGCGAGGTTTTCCGCAGTCTCACTTTAGTCACATAGATGATTACTTCACTTATGCAGAATTCAACGAATACAAGGCAATACACAATCTGATGTATGCAGAGGAGTTAGGCAGTCAGATTAGTATTTTTGATATGTAGGGAGGACGAATGGAATGGTAAAGATTAAACGAAAAGTAGAGATGGTATTACCGGAACTTATTAAGTGGGGTTGGAAGAATGGCAAAGAACAAAGAATTTTTCGTGGCAGTAAAAATGGGGGAGTTCGTTTTAATAGGGATAGTTGGGTGACTATTGAAACAGCGGTCGAACCTGATGAAACTTTCACGGTTGAAGTCAAAGAAGAGATTACGGAGAAAAATAAAATACCTATATTAATAGAGGTATATAAAACTTTGGGAGGAGAGGTTTCTAGTTTTGCCTATAGTGACAAAAGCATAAATTATGTTTTAACTATAAATGAACTTTATCAGAATCGACCAGCTATAGCTTTCTACATGCTAAACGACGATATGACTATGACACTGCTTTGGAAAGATGGGGCGATGATTGAATGAAGTTAACATTATACGACTTAACAAATTCTCAAAATGATATACGTAAGTATTTGGTATCGAAATCGAAAATATATGTAAACGGAGATAAGCTGTATGACGTTGTGATTGAAGTTGACGACTACAAATCAGAACGTGATTCTTTAATCGCAGACATCGCAAAGTTACGTGCAGAACGTGACATGTATAAAAGACAATTGAACGGTGTGGTGGAGTTATTCACCCGCCACATCAACTATAAATTATCGGTGAGTCACAACACATGGTACATCAATTTACGACATAAACTAGATGAGGTGCTGAAAGATGACCCTAAATAATAAGCTATATATCTTTAAAGCCAAAGTATTACGTGTGGTAGACGGTGACACTTTAGAGATGCGCATTGATCTAGGCTTTCATACGCACACGGTACGTAAGGTTAGATTGCTCGGTGTGGATACGCCTGAACGTGGCAACCCTGGATACAACGGGGCAAAAGCATTTACGACTCAAACTGTATTAGGTAAGGACGTGTACGTGCAGACGTACCAAGCAGACGCTTTTGGTAGATACCTAGCTGATGTGTGGTATCAAGAGGGCGGAAATGAGTTTAGATTGAGTCATGAATTAACTGTACGTGGCTTAGTTAAGGAAGGCAGTAAATGGAATGAGGAGGACGAGTAAGTGAAAAAAATAATAATAACTGGCATTACGTTACCAGCATTATTGGGTGTAGCACTTTTGATCGGTTTAATAGCATACCCTATTGCAGCATATAATCACACACAAGAATTTAAAGGAACTATTACTGAAAAGTATAACAAGCGAACTAATGAAGAAGATAAGTTTTACATCGTGTTAGATGATAAAACAGTAATTGAGAATTCAGATTTACTTTTTAAAGGTAAGTTTGACAGCGCAGATATACAACCGAAGTTGAAAGTCGGAAATAAAGTGAAGATAAAAACGGTAGGATACAGAATACGTATATTAAGTCTTTATCCAGTTCTATATGAATACAAGGAGGACAAATAAATGAAAAACAAAGAGGCAATCGCAAAATTAAAAGAACAGGGATTCAATATTAAAGAGGATAAAGCAATTTTTAGATTAGAGGACGGAGCTTTAGAAATTTATTTCGATGAAGATGAAGAAACGCTAAAAATAGAACTTCATGACTTAAAAGTGTTTGTATCTGATGATTTAAATGATAGGGAATATATGGACGTTATGTTTGAACTTGCAGGCATAAACAAGGAGGACGAGTAGATGTCGACATGGATTCTTGTATTTACGTTTGTCGTTTGTATATTAATGGGGTATTTCTTTCATCGTCGATTCAACAATAGGCATATAGACAGATTGTGTACCTTTGTTTTTATGGCAATTGTTATTGTACTAATTGTTTCTGCAGCTAGATTTGATGGTTTGCAAGGGTTGTCATCTGTCCTAGCAATTTTAATTGTAAATACAATGCACGAAATTAGAAGGGTTAATCTTACTAAGGAGGACAAATAAATGGATAAATTAATCAAAGCAGTAGAACAGTGGAGTATTGATAAGGAGTTGCACAACGGTGATCCAAATCGTCAGGCTCTCAAAGTGTGGGAAGAATCAGGAGAAATTGCAAAAGCTATGTCGCGTAGTCGTGTAGAAGAATTGAAGGACGGTATAGGCGACACAGTGGTTACATTAATTATTTTGGCTCAACAACATGGCTGGACGTTAGAGGAGTGTTTACAGTACGCGTATGACGAGATTAAAGACAGAACAGGCGAAAAAAGAAATGGAACATTCATCAAATCAGAAGACTTGTAGTAAAGACGTACTGCAACGAATTAAGGAATTACTTAATAAGGAGTGATGGTGTGGAAATTAAATCAACGTTAGATGTACTGTCAGAGGCTGGGGAAATGCAGCTTAACGGAGAAGTTGAAGATATTGTTGTATGTATTAAAAAGCCAAACAACGATGTAACTGTTATGCATAGTCCGATGTTTTCGCTAGAAGTTGCAGGACTGTTAGAAATGAGTAAATACATGGTGATGGAGGAGTAATCAAATGAAAACTGTATTACACACATTGGTAACGATTCTGATTTATGAAGGTGCTAAGGCATTGCTGAATGATATGTACCTACAAGATGAAGTTGATACGGAGGAATATTAGATGTGGTGGATTATATTGTTTATCGTATACACATTATTACTTGTGGGATTTATCGCAGAAAATGCACAGCTTAAAGGTAAGCTAGAGGCTAGGGAATACGAAAAGCGAGTGTTAGAAAGTAGATTAAGACACTTTGAGGGGGATAGATTGAATGACGTTAAGGAAGTCGACTATTAATTATTTAGAAAGTGAATTACGTAATTATCCTTATATTGATAAAGATATAAACAGAGTTCGAGAAGAAGTATTACACCCGTGGCAACCTACAGACGAGAATATTGGTGGAGGGCGTGCAGGTGGGAATGTTAGTGTAACGGAAATTAAAGCGACACGTGTAGTGAATGATAAAAGGTTGGCACAGTTAGTTAGGGTTAAAGTAGCGGTGGAAGTTGTATATCAGAACACGACTGATGAAGGTCGTAAATTAATGGATCTATATTACTTTACCAAACCGCGTAAACTTAATTTGACTGGAGTGGCAGATAATATACACATATCAAAGTCAACTGCATACGACTTACGTAAAGGTATATTAAAAATGTTAGCTGACGAATTAGGGATTATGCATTAGTTTGGAAAAAACTTGGAAAAATAGCATGACGTTTCGGTTTATAATGTTATTGTGCTTAAGTAGTAAGCACTGCGATGACTGACATTTTCCCTCCTTTCAAAATATGTGGTTTCATCTGTTTAGTGAAGTTGATTAGTAACTAGACTAGGCGTCCAGAGCAACTGGGCGTCTTACTTTATACTGATATGAGTGTATAACCTATGTGTTTCACTCCACTTATTAGGTGATTGGGCAAGCGTTTATCATGTATATGTTGCGTACCCGATTGCCTGACCGTCTATCCGTTGGGTAGGCGGTATGCATTCATATGAGTGTAAAGCTCAAATAAAACAACAAAACATAATCAATTAGGCGCTGTTACCCTTTGCAGCGTCTTTTTTATACGTCAAAATAAGGTGCTTAACCGTGAGAGTTGGTGATATATGAGATGACTAATATGTTAAACAGCGTTAATTTCGAAGATTATTTAAACTTATCGAAAAAACAAAGAGAGTATATACGTATCAAGAATGAGACTAATTTATCTGATAAAGAGATTTCAGCGGAAATTAACACGCCTACGCCCTCTATAAGTAGGTGGAAAACTAACGATAAATTTAAAGCTGGATTAATGGCGTACCAAGCGCATCATTTGGAAAGTGCGGTGCCGCAAGCTTTAAAAACTATGATCAATTTATTAGACGCTAAGAGCGAGCTTGTAAGATTCCAAGCGTCGAAAGATATTTTAGATCGAACTGGATACAACCCTGTTGAAAAGCAAGAAATTTCAATGCAAGGTGCGGTGACGTTCAATGACGACATCGATTAAACTATCTGAACTGATACCTCAGCACTTCCATGACTTATGGAGAGCTACTAAGAACCCAAACATACTTAATGTTGTGGGTAAAGGTGGACGTGGTAGTGGTAAATCATCTGACATTTCGATTATCATTACACAATTAATCATGCGTTACCCGATGAATGCAGTAGTTGTACGTAAGACAGATAACACATTAGCAACATCTGTATTTGAACAAATAAAATGGGCGATAGAACAACAAAAGGTGTCACACTTATTCAAAGTTAAAGTGTCGCCGATGGAAATAACATATTTACCTAGAGGGAATCGGATTATCTTTAGAGGGGCGCAGAACCCTGAACGATTGAAGTCGTTAAAAGATAGCCGATTTCCTTTTTCTATTATGTGGATTGAAGAATTAGCAGAATTTAAAACCGAAGATGAAGTGACTACGATTACAAACTCAATGTTACGTGGTGAGTTAGACGATGGATTATTTTACAAATTCTTTTTTAGCTATAACCCACCTAAACGTAAACAGTCCTGGGTTAACAAAAAATATGAAAGTTCATTCCAACCTGATAACACTTTTGTACATCATTCAACTTACTTAGATAATCCATTTATTGCTAAACAGTTTATTGATGAAGCAGAGGCTGCGAAAGAGCGTAATGAGCTACGTTATCGTTGGGAGTATTTAGGCGAGGCTATTGGTAGTGGGGTTGTGCCATTTAATAATTTGAGAATTGAGAAGATACCTCAAGAACAGTTTGATAACTTCGATAATATACGTAACGGTTGTGACTTTGGGTATGCAGCTGATCCTTTAGCATTTACTCGTTGGCATTATGATAAAAAGAAACGCATTATATATGCGGTAGATGAAATTTACGGTGTGCAAATAAGTAACCGTGAACTTGCCAAAGAATTGTGGAAAAGAGGTTATCAATCTGATGAAATACATTGCGATTCCGCCGAACCAAAATCGATAGACGAACTAAAGAAGGAACACGGTATAAAGCGAGTGAAAGGAGTCAAGAAAGGTCCTGATTCAGTTGAATACGGGGAACAATGGCTAAATGATTTAGACGCTATTGTGATTGACCCTAATCGCACTCCTAATATTGCTCGAGAATTTGAGAATATCGACTTCGAAACTGATAAAGATGGAAATATCAAACCACGATTAGAAGATAAAGACAATCACGCAATTGATAGTTGTAGATATGCTTTATCTAGAGACATGCGACAGAACAAGATTTCAATTTTAACGTAAAGAAGGTGATTGTTATATTTTGGCCAAACGAAAAGCCCTATCATGAACGGGTAGTCGAGCAGATTAAACCTAAGTATGAAACGCAAGAAGAAATGATTATTCGATTGATTAATGATCACAAGCCTAAAATTGAAGAAATAACAGTAGGCGAAAGGTACTACAACCACAATCCGGATGTATTGTATTTGCCACCAAAATTAGATAATAAAGGGAATGTCGACCCTTTAAAGTCAGATTGGCGGATGTATACTAATTACCATCAAAACTTAGTAGATCAAAAAGTAGCTTATGCAGTAGCAAATCCCGTTACTTTTTCGAGTGATGATGATAAATCATTAAAAACAATCCAAGAAGTGTTAAATCACAAGTGGGATGATAAGTTAGTAGATATACTTACTGCAGCAAGTAATAAAGGTATTGAGTGGATTCAACCTTATGTTGATGAGAATGGAGAATTCAAGACATTCAGAGTACCTGCAGAACAAGCAATCCCTATTTGGACAAATAAAGAACGTGACACGTTAAAAGCGTTTATTAGGTATTACAGATTAGATGGTGCTGAACGTGTCGAGTATTGGACGGATACAGACGTCACATATTATGAATATCAAGACGGGATACTCATTCCTGATTACTATCACGGAGAGGAACACATTCAATCACATTATTACGTGGGTAATAAACGTGTGAGCTGGGGTCGTGTTCCTTTTATTCCGTTTAAGAACAATCCGCAAGAGATGAGCGACTTATTTATGTATAAGACAATCATCGACGCAATGGATAAGCGTTTATCTGACACACAGAATACTTTTGATGAATCTACTGAATTGATATACATCTTAAAAGGTTATGAAGGTCAAGATTTAGACGAGTTTATGCGCAACCTTAAATACTACAAAGCAATCAATGTTGACGGTGACGGTAGCGGTGTAGATACGATTCAAATCGAAGTACCAGTGCAATCGTCAAAAGAGTATTTAGACATGTTGCGTGATTATGTTATTGAATTTGGGCAAGGCGTCGATTTCCAACAAGATAAATTCGGTAACAGTCCTTCCGGTATTGCACTTAAGTTTATGTATAGCAACTTAGATTTAAAGGCAAATAAGCTCAAGAATAAGACTTTAACCGCTTTACAAGAGTTACTACAGTACATTATCGATTTCTACAAGCTCAATATTAAAGTACAAGATGTCGAGATCACATTTAACTTTAATGTAATGGTCAATGAGTTAGAGCAATCACAAATTGGCGTTCAATCGCAATACTTATCAAAAGAGACTGTCGTTACTAATCATCCATGGGTAGATGACCCAGTGGCAGAGCTAGAACGCATTGAGCAAGATAGCTTTGAATTAAATCAGCAGTTACCTGAAATAAACGGAGGTGCTGCGAATGGCGGACAATCCGAAGATAACGAATCAGAAACAAATTGATGATTATATCGAACAGCTAATTGCTAAGTCGGAAAAACCGCTTGAAGTGTTATTTGCTAAAAGATTGAAAGTTATCAGTCAAGAACTTGCGGATATGTTTCAAAAGTACCAATCAGATGGCCCTCATGTGACGTGGACAGAATTTAATAAGTACAATCGCTTGAATAAAGAACTTGCACGTATAGGGCAAATGCTGACCGAAGATTATAACCAAGTAGCTAAATCTATAAAAGAGACTCAACATAATGCTTACATCGAGAAGTATATGATGAGTCTTTATTTGTATGAAATGGCTAGTCAATCGTCAATGCGGTTTGATGTGCCTACTGCATCCGTTATTAATACTGCTATTGAACAACCGATTGAGTTTATCCGATTAGTACCAACGCTGCAGAAACATCGCAATGAGGTGCTTAAACGTATTCGTATACACATTACGCAAGGGATTATGAGTGGTGAGGGTTACTCTAAGATAGCCAAAGCTTTACGTGATGATTTGGGCATGGCTAAGGCTCAATCGTTGCGTGTGGCACGTGCAGAGGCGGGCAGAGCAATGTCACAAGCTGGATTAGACAGTGCGAAAGTGGTTAAAGACAACGGTTTTAAGATGAAAAAGCGTTGGTCTGCTACGAAAGACACTCGCACACGTGACACTCATCGTCATTTAGACGGTCAGTCAGTGGATATAGACGACAACTTTAAATCTAGTGGGTGTGTGGGGCAAGCGCCACATCTATTTGTTGGTGTAGCTAGTGCAAAAGAGAATATTAACTGCCGTTGTAAGCTGTTGTATTACATCGATGAAGATGACTTACCTGGTGTAATGCGAGTGCGTAATGACGATGGAACAACCGAAGTAATCCCGCACATGACCTATCGTGAGTGGGAGAAAAGAAAACGTAAAGGATAGCAACCTACCGCTCGACCTCAGCACGTCGTTAAACTGCTTCTTTTTATACAAAATTCTTCGTGGCGTTGCACGTAAAAAACGTAAAAAGGAGTAGTTTAAATGGAATTAAACGCATTACTAGATCAATTTGCTAACGGTGAAGTAGATAAGCAGAAAGTGCTTGATACAGTGGAAGAATCTCAATCAGGAATGGTACCACGTTCACGTCTTAATGATAAGAACGCCGAGATTAAAGATTTGAAAGCTGAAATCACTAACCGAGATAAGCAAATTGCAGACTTAGAAAAATCTGTGAAAGACGAAAGCGAGATTCAAAAAGAACTCGATAAAGTCAAACAAGAAAATGCAGATTGGCAAACTAAGTACCAAGAAACACAACTGAATAACGCCATCAAATTAGCTGTTGCTAAAGATGCAAATGATGCTAACGATGTTCTGTTGATGCTTGACAAAAGTAATCTTGAACTTCAAGAAGATGGTAACGTTAAAGGTTTAGAAGATGCAGTAAAAGCGTTGCAAGAATCTAAACCTTATTTATTTGCCGATAACAAGGCTTCAGGGCGTACTCCTAACGATGGGGATGCAATTAACACAGGAATCACAAAAGAGCAATTTGACGAAATGACAGTCGCTCAACGTGAAGATCTGTTCTACAACCATCGTGAAACGTACGACAAATTATTAAATCAATAAAGTGAGGTAATTATTCATGGCTTTAGAAAATATGACTAAACTTGCCAATATGGTCAATCCGGAAGTATTGGCACCAATGATGCAAGCAGAATTGGACAAAAAATTAAAATTCGCGCAATTTGCGGACATCGATAACACGTTAGTAGGACAACCTGGTAACACAATTACATTCCCGGCATTCGTTTACAGTGGGGATGCAAAAGTAGTGCCTGAAGGTGAAGAAATTCCAATCGATTTAATCGAAACTAAAAAGCGTCAGGCAACTATTCGCAAGATTGGTAAAGGTACTGTATTAACGGATGAGGCGCTTTTATCTGGTTACGGGGATCCTAAAGGCGAGGCAGTACGTCAACACGGTTTAGCAATCGCTAATAAAGTAGATAATGACGTATTAGAAGCGCTTCAAGGAGCTACTTTAAAGGTAGAAGCTGACATCACTAAACTAGATGGTTTACAAACAGCTATCGACAAGTTTAACGATGAAGATTTGGAACCAATGGTATTATTCGTTAACCCTTTAGATGCTGGTAAATTACGTGCTAGTGCTACCGATAACTTCACACGTGCTACTTTATTAGCTGATGACGTAATCGTTAAAGGTGCTTTTGGAGAGGCGTTAGGAGCGATTATTGTACGTAGCAATAAAATTAAAGAGGGCGAAGCAATTCTTGCTAAAAGAGGAGCGGTGAAACTTATTACTAAGCGTGACTTTTTCTTAGAAACCGAACGTCATGCATCACACAAATCCACTGCATTATTCTCAGACAAGCACTACGTTGCTTACCTTTATGACGAATCAAAAGTAGTGAAAATCACTAAGTCAGCTAGTGGATTAGGAGTTTAATTGTAAAGGAGTGATATTATGCTATCACGTGTGATTGAGATGTTCGAGGACCTAGAAGATGATAACCATTTCTATGATGAAGGTGATATTTATCCTCGTGTAGGTTACATCCCTAGTGATGAACGTGTTAACACTTTATCATCCACAAATAACAAACGTGATCTACAAGTTATTAGCCTTATAAATTTAGATAATTTAAAAGTTGGTGAATTGAAAGAATTAGCCAAGGAACGCAATATTGAAGGTTATTCTGATATGAAAAAGGCTGAATTAATCGAGGCGTTAGAAGGTGCTAAATAATGGATGCACTAGATGTCAAAATGCTGAATGGAACACGTATTGATGACGTCTCAAACGATGATGTGATCAATAAGTTAATTTTAGCTTATAAACAAGTGGCAGAAGAATATTGTAATCAAGTGTTTGGCGACCCATTACCTGGCGGCGTGAAGAAGTTTATTGCTGAATGCATTAAATATGGTGCATCTGGCAATATAGCTTCACGTTCAATGGGGACGGTTAGCTATACGTATGTTACAGATGTTCCTAGTTCGATGTATAAGTATCTTAAACCCTATAGAAAGTTAAGATGGTGATGCTATGTTTGATCTATACAACGAATTCCCTCATACAATTTCGATAGGTGCTATCAAAAAGGTTGGGGAATATCCATATATAAAAGAGCGCTTTGTAAGCGAAAAACAAATTAACGGCTTTATGGACACACCTAGCACATCCGAACAACTTAAATTTCACCAAATGTCACAAGAATACGATAGAAACTTATATGTACCGTATGACTTGCCAATCGCTACTGACAATTTATTTGAATACGAGGGCAGAATCTACGGTATAGTTGGTGATTCCATTGACCAAGGTGGGCAAAACGAAATAAAAATGTACAGACTTAAGCAGGCGCCTTATGGCAAAGGTTAAATTCGGTGCAGATTCAATAGTTGTCGACCTTGAAAAGTATTCTAAAGACATGGAGAAATGGGTTAAAAAAGGTATTGCTAAAACGACACTTAAGATTTACAACACAGCCGTTGCATTAGCTCCGGTAGATATGGGGTTTCTTAAAGAAAGTATCGACTATAAATTTACTGATGGTGGTTTATCAAGTGTTATTAGTGTAGGGGCAGACTACGCTATTTACGTTGAATTTGGCACAGGCATATACGCCACTGGACCAGGTGGTAGTCGTGCTAAAAAGATACCGTGGTTTTATGAAGATTTAGATGGTGAATGGCATATGACATATGGTCAAGTAGCACAACCTTTTTGGAATCCTGCAATTGACGCTGGCAGACAAACGTTTGAGCAATACTTTTCATAGAGGTGGTTAATATGTGGGTATCAGTTGAACCTGAACTTACAGTACAAATATATAAACGGTTGAAATCAAGCCCTATCATTAACAAATTCGTTGGTGATAGGGTTTTTGATGTAGTTCAAGAGGACGCTGTTTACCCATATATTATTGTGGGTGAATCTAACGTCACTAATAACGAATCAAGCGCTATGATGAGAGAAACAGTCGGTATTGTAATCCACGTATATTCTCAATTTGCCACACAATATGAGGCTAAATTAATCATTAGTGCAATTGGTTACGTTTTGAACAGAACTATAGACATAAACAATTACGAATTTCAATTCAGTCGTATTGAAAGCCAATCGGTATTCCCTGACATAGACAGGTTTACCAAGCACGGCACAATACGACTTTTATTTAAGTACAGACATAAAAAAAAGAATGAAGGAGTGTAATATATGGCGCAAAAAAGTTATTTAGCTGTAGTACGACCTGCCGACAGTAAATTAGATAAAGTAGACGCTTTATTACTTGCTGATTTACAAGAAGGCGGTTGGACTATTGAGAATGATTTAGCTGAAATTGTACGTGGCGGTAAGACGGATTATTCGTCTAATGCTACATCGGAAGAAATCAAATTGACAGTCGGGAATGTGCCTGGTGATCCTGGCATTGAAGCGTTAAAAGCAGCCGCTAAAAAAGGCGGTCAAGTGCGTATTTGGCTATATGAACGTGTTAAACGCAAGGACGGTAAATACCACGGTGTGTTCGCTTATAGCGTTCCTGAATCTTTCGAAATGTCATTTGATGATGAGGATAACAAAATTGAATTAACGCTTAAAATCAAATGGAATACTGCGGAAGGCACAGAAGATAACCTTCCACCTGAATGGTTCGAGGCTGCAGGCGCACCAACTGTTGAATACGAAAGCTTTGGTGAGTACGTCGGCACTTATGAAGAAAAACAAAAAGCAAGTGTTTCATCAGGTTTGGAAGTTTAACTCAATATTAGGGGGCATAAGCTCCCTATTTTTTTATACAAAAAATGAAAAGAGGTATTTATTTTGACTGAATTTAATCCGATTACGACACTAAATATTAATGATCAAGAAGTAGAAGCGAAAGCCACTTTCTTATTTGATAAAGTAGCTAAAAAGTTTGCGCAAGACAATGAAGATAAAGAGGGCAAAAAGGTTACTACACCTGGTTTTACTGCAATCTACAACGGCATTTTAGAGCGTGACACAGACGCTATTGCTGACTTTTGGGAATGCGCTACAGCTTATTTAGGAAAGAATGCGCCTAGCCGTGAAGAAATTGAGTCAGCTTTATTCAAAGTTATTGAGGCTAAACAAGACACGATTGAGTTATTACAAGGTGCTTTAGATGTGATGAATAACAGCGGTTTTTTCAAGCAAAAATCACGTCTGTTCTGGGTGCAAATGAACGAGGCTCCGAATATGGCGAAAGAAGACGACAAGGAGATGACCAAATCGGGCATCAAGTTCATGAAGGACAATTTCAAAGAAATCATGGGCTCAGAACCTTACTCGACTATTCAAAAGTAAGACAGCTAACCGGTAGATATATTGGTTATATACCTGAACAAGAGTTGCTTATGATGAGGCCAAGTGAATGGCGTGATTGGATTATAGGCAGTCAAGAGAAGTATTTAGACCAACGTATGCTGGGTGTAGAAGCAGCACAAGCAAATGGTCTTGTGCAAGCTGGGAAACCTCTTAAAAGGATTACTAAAGACATTGAAAAACAACGTTATGAAATACATGAACCTGGTAGTTATAGACGTATTCAACAAGCTAGATTAGAAAAAGAAAAACGTAGACGTGAATTGTTCAAAGAGGGTACAAGACGTTGGTTAGAACAGAAAGGAGGTTAACTATTGGATACAAACTTTATGGCGCGTATTATGGCTAATTTAAGAGATTTTCAAAGTAATGTCAGGAAAGCTCAAAGATTAGCTAAAACAGCAATTCCTAACGAAATTGAAACTGATGTTAAAGCTGATATTTCTAAATTTCAAAGAGCTTTACAACGTGCCAAAGCAATGGCGCTTAAATGGCGTGAGCATACCGTTAAAATCGACGGAGACAATTCTCGGTTAAAGCGTTCAGTCATGGGCGCGAAAGCAATGTTAGCAACGTTATTCGATAAGACCGTGAAGGTTAATTTCGATACTCGAGGCATGACAAGAGCGCAAATTTTAACACGTGCATTAAATCAATCGTTAACTGATTATGGCGACAAGATGGACGCTCTAGCGACAAAAATTAGAACGTTTGGTACTGTGTTTAGTCAACAGATTAAAGGTTTAATTATTGCTAGCTTCCAAGCGTTGATACCAATCATCGCTAGTTTAGTACCTGCTTTAATGGCAGTATTAAATGCTGTAGGTGTATTAAGTGGCGGTGTTTTAGGACTTGTTGGCGCATTTAGTATCGCTGGTGCTGGTGCTGTAGCATTTGGCGCTATGGCAATTAGTGCTATTAAAATGCTTAAAGATGGTACTTTGCAAGCTACAAAAGAGACTGAGGCATATCAATCTGCTTTAGATGGCGTTAAATCAACGTGGACTAGCATTATTAAGCAAAACCAAGCGCAGATATTTAACACATTAGCTAATGGGTTGAACACTGTTAAAACAGCGTTAATAGCATTAAAGCCATTTATTGCTGGTGTGTCACAATCTATGGAGCAAGCGTCACAAAAGGTATTGAAATGGTCGCAGAATAGCCGAACAGCCTCGAAATTCTTTAATATGATGAATACGACAGGTGTAAAGACATTCAACGCATTATTAAGTGCTGCTGGACGATTTGGTGATGGTTTAGTCAATGTGTTTACTCAACTTGCACCATTATTCTTGTGGGTTGCACAAGGATTAGATAGTTTGGGAAAGAAATTCCAAAACTGGGCAAATAGTGTTAGTGGTCAAAATGCTATTAGATCATTTATCGAGTATACAAAAACAAACCTGCCTAAAATAGGTCAAATATTCGGCAATGTATTTCTTGGTATCGGTAATTTGATGAGAGCTTTTGCTCAAAACAGTTCTGGTATATTCGACGCCTTAGTGCAAATGACATCTAAATTTAGAGAGTGGTCTGAAACTGTAGGTAATAGTGAAGGTTTTAAAAAGTTTGTAGAGTACGTGCAACAAAATGGTCCAGTGATTATGGATTTAATCGGTAATATTGTTAGAGCATTGGTTGCTTTCGGTACTGCAATGGCACCGATAGCTAGTATGTTATTAAGATTTGTAACTGCACTTGCAGGATTTGTAGCGAAACTTTTCGAAACACATCCAGCAATAGCGAAAGTATTAGGTGTACTTACAATATTAGGCGGTGCTGTATGGGCTTTAATAGCACCATTTATGGCTATTGGCAGCGTATTGAATTTTGTTTTTGGTACGTCTTTAGGAAGGGTTATAGGGTCAATAGCGCGATTTATATCGTCCACTGGTTTATTAACAGGAATTTTAAACGTGGTGCGCACAGCTTTCACATTCTTAATGAGTCCAATTGCTAATATTGGTAGATTATTACCGTTATTAGGTGCTGCATTCACTGCTTTAACAGGACCAATCGGAATTGCTATAGCCGTTATAGGCGCATTAGTAGGTGTTATCGTTTATTTATGGAAAACGAATGAAGATTTCCGAAATATGATTACTGAAGCGTGGAACGGTATTGTTACTGCAATTAGTGGTGCTGTGAGTTCTATTGTAGGCTGGTTCCAGCAATTATGGTCTAACATTCAACAAACCTTACAACCGATTATGCCGATTCTACAACAACTTGGGGAAATCTTCTCACAAGTATTAGGTGTAGTTGTAATGACAATTATCCAAAACATTATTACAGTATTCCAAGGTTTGTGGACAGTTGTATCTGTAGTATTTACGGCAATTGGTGGCATTATTTCCGCAGCAGTCCAAATAATTGTTGGATTGTTTACCGCATTCATTCAATTGCTTAATGGAGACGTTTCAGGAGCGTTATTAACTTTACAAAATACAGTTTCAAATGTAATGAATACCGTTTGGAATACATTATCTTCAATTTGGAATCAAATTTCTAACTTCATTTTTAGTATATTAAACAGGATACTTGGCACCAACATCACAAGTTGGGGTCAAATTTGGAGTACAATTACAGGTTTTGTTGGTAAAATTTGGAACTCGGTTTCAACATGGTTTACGAAAGTTGCATCAACGGTACTAGCTAAAATGATACAAGCGTATAACTACATTATGTCTAACGGTGCTAGATGGGTATCATCAGTTTGGAACACAATGGTTAACTTTGTAGCTAAAATCGTTAGTGGCTTTTTAGACGTTGTTAGTGAGATTGGCAATGGTATGTCACGTGGTTTAGATAAGATTAAAAGTTTCTTTGGTGATTTTATCTCCGCCGGAGTTGATTTAATTAGTAGCGTAGCAGAAGGTATTGCTAGCGCAGCGTGGAAAGTTGTTAGTGCGGTAGGTAACGCCATAGCTGACGCATGGGGCAATGTTACATCGTTTATATCCGGCCATGGTGGAGGCGCTATATCACAAGCCCAAATGCTAGCGTCTAGTGTTGGTGACGCGTTTAGCACTGAATTGTCATCCACTCTTACAGACGGAATGACTGGTATGGGTGGCGTTATGGATGCACACATGACAAAAGATGTGAAACACAGCATGCAAGAGAATAACCGACCTATTGTAAACATCGTTGTTAAAAATGAATCTGATTTACCAGCTATTAAATCTTATATTGAAGAAACAAACGCAAAGAACGCAAGCTTTGCATTAATGTAAGGGGGATGTTGATTGATTGCGCATGATATAGAAGTGATTAAAAACAATAAGAAGTACCGTATCAGTAACAACCCCTTTACAAACGATGTATTGCGGGTTGTTTCTTATAATGTCGAAGGCGCGGGTTATGAACGTAAATTCGACAACGTAGAACGTATAAATGGCAGATTTCACAATTTCACTATAGAAGAAAAGAAGGTCGTTAAATTAACCTTACGTTATGATGTGGATCGTATCGCATTTGCATCACATTTAAAGGCTGCTATACAAGATTTGTTTAGTGGCCATTTTTATTTGAGAGAATTAGCTACACCTTATAACAATATTAAATTCGAAAGTATCTTCTCGGATGAAAAGCAAGAATTCGAATTAGAATATGTTGATGGTAGGCAAATATATGTAGGTTTGGTAAACGAGGTTTCATTCGACACAGGACGTACTGGCGGGGAATTTACGTTAGATTTTGAAACTGTAGATTTACCTTATTTCGAAAGTATTGGGTATAGTACCGATTTAGAGGGTGACTCAAACATGGAGAAATGGGCGATACCCGACAGGCTTCCTTTTAATAGAAATGATTACAGACGGCAATACACATTCGAAAATGTCGCTTATGAAGATGTGTATTACAACGGTAGTGTGCCTATAAATCAATTTAACCAAGATAGCATCGTTGAAATCACACTAGGTAAGAATGTGAGTAAAAGCGACGATAAAGGTTTTACATTCTACATGTCTGAAAGTAATATGATTCAGATTAAAGGCTTAGAATTAAAAGCTGGTGACGTTATTAAATTAGACGGATTACACACATACCGTAACAATCTAAGAATTGATAATTATAATCGAACCTTAGAACAACCGGTATTAGTACCTGGTTGGAATCATTTCAAAATGAATCAAACAGTTCAAAAAATTGTGTTCAAACACAAAATATACACACGTTAGGGGGGTATCCATTGCCAGTATTATTAAAAAGTTTACAAGGTGTAGGGACTACCCTCTACGTTGCTACAAAGACAAACCACAAATTAGCAGAAGATGGCACTTTAGAACTTGATATTGTTGAGAATAAATCGACGTTTGACGCCATTGGAGCAATAACTAAGATGTGGACGATCACACAAGTGGCTGGTCCTGAAGATTACAATGAATATCGAATAGTTGTACTTGATAAAACTTCTGTTGGTAACAAAGAGAAGTTGAGTATTAAGGCAAGGCTTGTAGAATTAGATGACTTAAATTCAATTAGAGTTTACGAAAAATACACAGGTAGTTTTACTGGTCAAAAATATTTCGATTTAGTGTTTAAAAACACTGGATATAAATATAAATTACACGAAAATCTAAAAGCTAGTAGGTTTGAAAATTTGGGTAATGCAGATACTAATTTAGACCTATTCAAAAAAGGTTTAGAACGATTTCATCTTGAGTACGATTATGATCCTAAGACTAAAACGTTTAATTTGTACGAGACAGTACAAAAAGAAGCGAACTATTTTATTAAAGCTGGTGTGAACGCGAACAATGTGAAGATACAAGAAGATTCAACGCAGTGCTATACGTTTATAAAAGGCTTTGGCGGTTTCGAAGATCAACAATCATATGATGAGGCTAGTTTGCAATTTGAATATACCCACCCCCTCGCTGATTTAGTAGGCAAGCGTCACGCTCCACCTATTATAGATGGGCGCATGAAAAAAGAGGATTCACTAAAAAAAGCTATGGAATTAGCCATTGATGAAAGTATCAAGACGTCTATATCATTAGACTTCGTTTCGCTTAAACAGAAATTCCCGGAAGCTGACCCTACAATAGGTGATGTTGTACGTGTGTCAGATGATTTAATCGGTTATAACGATGTTGTCCGCATTATCGAAATCACGACAGAACGTGACGCTTATAACAACATTGTCAAGCAAGACGTTGTATTGGGCGCTTTTACTATGGAAGATAGGTATAACAAAGCGGTTGCTAAGGCTGCCAATTATGCTAAGTCATTTAAATCTAATAATCCCGCTAAAGAAGCATTTGAATTGAGAGCGCAAACAAATGCTAACACTGCGACCAATCAACAAATATTGGATACTACAGGCAAACTGAAGGACAAAGTTGATGCGGTAGATGGTAAAAGTGTAACGACTAAAAACGGAACCATTTTACAAGACTTCACAAGCAAATCTAGTATTCGTAATATAAAAGAGATTGGAACTGTAGGAGATTCTGTCGCTAAAGGTAGTCTTGCAAAAGAGAATTTCACTCAAATGTTATCTAAAAAGATAAAAGCTAAATACACAAATTTAGCGGTGAGCGGTGCAACAATGTCCACTGTTAAAGAAAATAGTATATATGATCAAGCTACAAAAATAACTGGAGATTTAATCATCGTACAAGGTACTGATGATGACTGGTTGGAAAATGTAGATATAGGCACTGATAAGACGAATGTAAAAACGTTTTATGGTTCCTTTTATAGTGCGATTGAAGTGATTAAAAAGAATAATCCTAAGGCAAAGATATTGGTAATGACAGCTACAAGGCAATGCCCTATGGATGGTAATACAATCCGTCGTAAAGATACTGATAAAAACAAGCTAGGGCTTACGTTAGAGGATTACGTTAATGCTCAAGTAATCGCTTGTAATGAGTTAAACGTACCAGTATTCGATGCTTACCATTCAGAATACTTCAAACCATATAGCCCAGCGTTTAGAAAAGCTAGTATGCTTGACGGACTTCATCCTAATGAAAAAGGGCATGAGGTCATCATGTACGAGCTTATAAAAGATTATTACTTTTTCTATGATCAATAAGGAGGTATACAATGCCGATAAACTTAATAAAGAAGTTTCATTCTTTGTTTGGAGATAAATTTTTATCTCAACAAGAAAGTAATGCGGAAGATATTGAAGCTTTTTTAAACAAGAATGAAAAGTACAAAAATTACCATGAAAAAGAACAAGCAACATCACACACCAGTAATCAGATACTGCACACATTAGCTGATGGTACGACAAATAAGACATCCGATGAGTTGAAGTACCAACGCAAGCAAATAGAAGCACTTGTATTAGGTCATAATGGGGACGGTGTTCAAGAGTTACGAGCAAGTCGTACAAGTATGGACGCACAAAATTTCGACAGTTTGAGTAGTCGTCTATATCATGACTTTTTAACCGAAAAGAATAATCGAGAAAAATTACGTACTGAATTACTATCTAAAATCATGCGTGTAGTTAACGTTGATGATTATGGCGGTGACCCTACAGGGCAAAAAGATAGTACACAAGCGTTTGCTGACGCTTTAGCAGACGGCAACAGAATGGTAACCATGAGCGCTGGCACCTACTTAACTACTGGTATTAAAATGCCCAACAATTCACGTTTGGTTGGACAAGGACCAGACATTACAACCATTAAATTTATGGATAACACACCTGCTGAAAACATTGGTATTACAAACTTAAAAATGAGTGGTTATGCTAAGAACATTTCATTAGAGAATTTCAGTTTTAATGGTAATAAATTCCGTCAGAATAAGGCGTTAAAGCCTGCTGGAGGGTCACGTTCAAGTAATATCCGTCTTGCTGGTGTAACGAACGGATACGTCTATAATGTGAAGTCTTATGACGCACTATTACACTGTATCGACGTGACATATGCTAGCGACGATTACTTTTACCAAGGCGACGGTAATCGCGTCCCTGAATCGTTAGAAAGTAAGCACGTACACATTGATAATTGTGAAGTTTATGGTTGCGGAGATGACGGTATCACAACACACCATTCACGTTATTTAACAATCACAAACTGTTACGCGCATACACCTACTGGCGGAGGTAATAACAACGGGATTGAAATCGATGACGGTTCACAATTCGTTTTTCTTTCAAACAACAAGACGGAAGGTAATTTTAGTGGTCTTGAAATCAAAGGTCATGCTGCAGTAAGTGCTGCACGTGGTGTCTTTGTTAACGGGCATGTGTCTATTGGGGATATCCGATCATACAACATAAGACATATTGGACATCATAGACCGGCTACAGACGCAAAAAGTAAAACTGCATTTGATGTGTCTTTAAACAATTGTTTAGCACTTTATCCATATTATAACGGTATATACGCTGGAACATCGCCTAGGGCGTTATTAATTAGCGCTTATCGAAACGTGTCTGTAAACAACTTCACCGCTATTGGTGACAGTAGATTCGCTAAATTAGAAGGTGGTAAGACAGATTATACAATGCCAGCAATTGCAGTACAGTTTATGGCAGAGAATGTAATTTTAAACAATATCAATGTTACTGGCTTCAAAGATGCTGGTGCAGACATCAAGTTTTTTGGTGGTGCTAACAGAGGTAAACGATTCGCAGTTAATAACGTTAACATTTGGAATTCATCAAATAAAATCGGTATTGCTAGTGGTGGTGGTATCTATGATTTAAAAATCACAAATGGTAATCTGACTGGTAATGGACCAGGCAACGGCATCGAGACTTACAATAATACAACGATTATTAGTGGTGTTACAGCTGATAACTATACAAACGCCGCAGTGATTGCGAAAGAAAAGTATAACGTTGTGCCTACTGTGGTCAAAGGTGGATTTACAGGTGGTTCAACAGGTTCTGCCGCAGTTAGTCCAGTGAGCGCTGTGTTAGCGTCAACAGGTAATTCAAGAGCTTACGATTCACGAAGTTATGTCATCGGAAGTGGTTATAACTCTAAAGCTTACGGATCTCGTTCAGGCGTGATTTCTTCCCTACAATCTGAAACAACTAAAGGTGGACACACACAGATTGTCATTAATAGTAACCGTGTTAAAGCGCCAGGTAACTACCATATTGTCGGTGGATATTCAGACAAGGGCGAAGCTTCCACAAGTAATATCAAATTCGATTTAAACACTTATAGCGGTAACTTAACCCTTGCCGGTAAGATTACTCAAAACAGTGCCGATATTGCCGAACTATTTGAATCACAAAATGGCAAAGCGATTGAATTAGGTACAGTTGTTACTTTAGATGGCGACAAGGTACGTAAGGCACAACCAAATGATGTGCCTATAGGTGTTATTTCAGGCACTGCTGCATTAGTAGCCAATGAAAAGTCCTACCACCATAAGGACAGGTTCCTCAAAAACGAGTACGGTGTTACTGTAACTGAACACAAGCAAGTAAGTTATCTTGACGATGAAGGGCATGAGCAATTTGAATGGCGTGATGTACCAGTTGAGAATCCTGATTACGACCCGTCAATCGAATATATGTCGCGTTCTGAACGCCCTGAATGGAATACAGTAGGTTTACTCGGTCAAATCTATACAAACGTCGAAAAAGACGTTGTAGCAGGCGATTTAATTAATGGTCGTGCTGGAATTGGATATAAAGACAATGTAAATGGTAAAGGTCGTGTCATGAAGATTACGACGCCATACGATGACAAAAAAGGGTTTGGCATTGCATTAGTATTGTGGGGTGTTAATTAGTGGAATTACAAAAAGTAGGCAAGATTAATTTAGAAGAAGAACCATATTTAAAGCCGATATCCGATAGGGGTATTGGCTTTTACAATTTAGATAAAAATACTGCGCAATTTCAGTTTGTAGTATCTAAAGACGACAAACCTCTTCTTATTTCAGACAGAAACGTTAAAGGGTACGCCTTCTTTAAAGGACAGTCTGTAGATGGAGAAAGACCTTCAACATCAGGCGTCTTAGATTTAGAATTCATTGATCCTATGCGTGGATTAGTCGGCGTAACAGTCCCTCAATGGTTTTTGAAGAACGTCACTAATTCGACAGTTCTAGGCGAAGTGTATTTATCCTTAAATGACACTAGCAACAACGACAAAGACGACACAGTAGTATTAGGCACATTCTCGTTTAAAGTACGTGACAGTCTAGTTAATCAAATCGAAAGTGATATTAAGGTTAGCTACATTCGAATGTTTGATGACTTGAGAGAAGTTCTCGAAAAGAAAGTCGAACAAGTTAAACAAGATGTGGGCAGTTTAACTAGCCTAGTTGATTTAGTTAAACAAACTGTACAAGACGCTTTAAGCAAAATTGAACTCAGTCAATCCAAAACTTTAAAAGATTTGGAAGATGCTAAAAATAATGCTACAGAAGATGTTGTTAATAGTCGTGATGATGCGTTACGCCAAATCGACTCGAAGCGTAGCGAAGTGAATTCTAGCTATGAATTAAACAAAACCGCTTTTGAGGAAACAGTAAAACAACGTACGAGTGAATTCGATAGTAAAACTCAAAATGCGAATGGGATCATTGACACAAAAGTGGCTGATTTTAACGCAACATTAAATAGAGATGGCTTTGTAAAGCCTGCTCAATTAGATACAAAGTTGAGTGAGTTACAGTGGCAAAAATCCCCACTAACAACCGATGGCGGAATGGCTATCACAGTGCGTGAATTAGATTTTAATAATCCTACTCAAATTACAAAAAGTGGGTTGTATTACCTTTATTCACCTACAAATGGTCCGCAGGGTGTAAGTAACGGCTTTCTATCAGCACACGTTGTTAACGATAGCTATATGAAATTTTATTTTTCACCTTATAACAGCAATGACATTTATGTACGAACTAAATCAGGTAGTAGTAATTGGTTGGATTGGCAAAAAGTTAATAACCCAAGCGACACAGGGTGGATTGAATTCAATCTATTAAATGGCGCAACATCAAATACAGCATTTAATAGTGATGGCGAAGAAACTGGTTTTAAATGTGCATATAGAAAGGTTGTAAATGGTACATTAACAACTAATTATCTAAGGTTAAACGGGTCTAATGTTACCAGTGGACAAATCATAGCGCAACTTCCTCCTACATTCACAAAGTATTCGCAATCATTCCCAGTAAGGGTTCCGGTTTCTACTGCATTTGCTGGTGGATATGTGACTATACGTCCTAGCGGAGAGGTAAGGTTTTACGTTAATGGCGATACAAACGCTTGGCGTTCAAACAGCTATTTTTACGGCGAAATGAGATGGAGTGATTAAATTGGAAATCGAAAAAGTAGTTTATAACGTGCATAATGGACAACCTTTTTTAGTTGTTAAAAATGAAGAAGGAGAAAATGTTTATCCTGAATTTGAATATACAGAAGTACCCGTTCCAGAAGGTGTGTATTTACCTGCCTTTTTTGATGTTTATAAAAATCAATGGATTGGATCAACAAAAGAAGAATTTGAAAAAACACTGACGAAAGAGACTAGTGTTAATAAAGACTTGTTAATTAGTCAATTAACGATAAAGGTGGCTGCGCAAGAGAGCGAAATAACACAATTGAAATCTTTAATAGGCAATCTTACTTTAGAAGTTGCGCAATTAAAAGGAGGGGCTATGGGATGAGTGTAGAAGGATTAAAGTATTTGTACGATGAAAATTTATACACAAACGATCAATTTAAAATATTTGTCGTTTGTAAATGGATTACAGCCGAAGAATATAAAACTATTACAGGGGTGGAGTATCAAGTGCTGTAGATAATAAAACAAAGTAGGTGGCGTAGTGTTTGGCTTTATCAAACGACGTGAGCACGAATGGCGCATTATGCGTTTAGAAGAAAATGATAAGACTACGTTTGAAAAGCTTGACAGAATCGAACAGAGTCTTAGAGCGCAAGAAAAAGTCGGGGATAAACTCGACAGAACTCTTGATGAAATGAAACGCAATCGAGAAGAAGAAGAAAAGAATAAAGAAAAAAACGCTAAAAATATCAGAGATATAAAAATGTGGATTCTCGGATTAATCGGTACTATCTTAAGTACGATTGTTATTGCAGTATTGCGGACGATTTTTGGCATATAAGGGAGGTGAGCGCCATGCTATTTGGATACAGTTTTTGGGCGTGTTTTTGGTTTGGCAGATGTAAATAATTAAGTGAAAGTCGGCGCTTCGGCGTCGGCTTTTTATTATGCAGAAAAGAGGTGCATAAATGGGATTACCTAATCCACGAAAAAGAAAGCCGACCGCCAGTGAAGTTGCAGCGTGGGCTAAATCTAACATTGGCAAACGCATTGATATAGATGGGTATAGAGGAGCACAATGTTGGGATACACCTAACTATATTTTTAAAAGGTATTGGGGTTTTATTACATGGGGTAACGCCATGCATATGGCTTTTTATAAATACCCTAAAGGTTTTAAATTTTATCCGAACAGTTCAAATTTTGTACCTAAACCTGGTGATATAGCAGTATGGGGTAAAGATTCATTCAATAATGGTACAGGACATACAGCTATCGTTGTAGGTCCATCTAACAAAAGTTATTTTTATTCAGTAGATCAAAACTGGCGTAACTCAAACGGATGGACGGGGTCTCCTGGTTCGTTAGAAAAACATAGTTATTATGGTGTGACAGGATTTGTCCGACCTCCTTATCATCCTGAAGCTATAGTAGTACAACCTACTGAAGTTCCAGAAAATGATGATAAACCTAAAAATGATGCTATCCAACCCAAACCATCAATGAAAGAAATCAAAAAAGTAAAGTACACTTCTTTTTCAAGTATACTGGATCAAAAATTAGAATACATCGACCACAGAGTAGCTTATGGCAATATGCAACCTAAACCGCAAGGAATATACATTAAAGAATCATCGCATATGCGCTCTGTAGAAGAGCTTTATTTACAACGTAATAAATATATCGAAGAAGGAGAATACCCTCATGTGTATGTCGATAGAGAGCGTGTATGGACGCCTAGAGCATATGACAGAGAAGCTCCGCAATATCCTGGTTGGTTAGTTATCGAAGTCTGTGGGGGTCAAACAGAAGGTAAACGACAATTCATGTTAAATCAAATCAGAGCGTTGATTTACGGAGTGTGGATGTTAGGTTGGACGGATTTAAAATTGTCACGTAGTAGCTTGAAAGTAGACCCTAATATCTGGCGAACTATGAAAGATTTAATTAACTATGACCTTATCAAAAACGGCATACCTGACCAAAGTAAGTATGATGAAGTCGAGAAAAAAGTTATTGAAATGTATCTCAATAAAGATAAGTTGATGAGCGAAACTATTACTACAGTAACCACTAAGATGAAGGTTAAAGTTAAAAGTAACACTACTGTTGATGCACCTGCGACATCATCTAATAAGTCAAAACCTTCAAGGGCGTCTAAACCATCGACGCCTCAAATTGTAGTCGAGAGAAGTCCTTTTACATTTCAACAAGCGTTAGATAGACAAATGGCACGAGGAGGCCCTCAAAAATCTTACAGTTGGGGTTGGGGTGCTGCATCACGCTCTGAAACAAGTAAATATATGAACCCTAACACTATTTGGAATAGCAGCACGCAACGCTATCAAATGCTGAATCTAGGAAAGTATCAAGGTATTTCTGTCGATAAATTAAACGTGATACTTAAAGGCAAAGGTACATTATCTGGGGAAGGAAAAGCTTTTGCAGAAGGCTGTAAAAAGTATAATCTGAACGAGATTTATTTGATAGCCCATGCACTTTTAGAAAGTGGGAATGGACGTTCTTATTTTGCAAGTGGTAGCGCAGGAGTATATAACTATTTCGGTATTGGCGCATTTGACAATAACCCTAATAATGCCATACCATTTGCGCGCAGTAGAGGTTGGACTTCTCCAGCAAAAGCCATCATAGGTGGAGCTAAATTTGTAAGACAGGATTATATCGATAAAGGACAAAACACATTGTACCGGATGCGATGGAACCCTAAAAATCCTGCAACGCATCAGTATGCAACTGCTATTGAATGGTGCGAACATCAAGCAAGCAATATCAGCACTTTTTATAAACGTATCGGTTTAAAAGGACAATATTATATACAAGATAAATACAAGTAAGGATGTGGATAAACTGTGTATAAAATAGCTCAAGTAAACACTAGTATAAATACCCAAAATGTATCTATTGGTAATATCGGTACTCGTTTTTATACAGAAGATGAGAATACCGCTATTGTTAGAGTTAGGATTAATTACGAAGGTAATCCGGTTGATCTAACTCAAACAAAAATGAAACCCAAATTAGATTTATTTTTAGAAGATGGTTCAATTTTTATGAACGAACCAGTTGATTTAATAATGCCACACAGCGGTTTAATACAATATAACGTTCCTGTAAAAGTAATTAAACACATTGGCGTGGTGGATTGCAAATTATTTTTAGAAGATGATATACAGTCAATCCATGTAGCTAATTTTTCTTTTGAAATTGTAGATAGTGGTATTGAAGATGTAGTTCAGAAAGAAATATCTGTAACCCTTGTAGATGACACTGTCCGCCGTATTGTAAAAGAGAACGCTATTCAACTTTTAGGCGACGACTTCGAATCACGCCTTAATATTGATGTAATAGAACACCTTAATAGCAATCCTGATATGTTTAAAGGTGTTAAAGGAGATAAAGGAGAAACTGGAGCCACTGGACCTAAAGGCGACAAAGGAGACGCTGGAGAGCAAGGTAAACAGGGAATGCAAGGTATCAAAGGTGATACAGGAGAAACGGGCCCTATTGGTGCAACTGGCCCTCAAGGTCCTCAAGGCGAACGTGGGGAACAAGGTCCTCCCGGTCCGAAAGGTGACGAGGGTATCATACGTTTTGAAAACCTTACGGAAGAACAACAAAACTTGTTAAAAGGTGCGCCAGGTGAATCGATTATTAACGATAAAGCTGTTACACACAATAAAACAGACTTTATTACTACAGGAAAAAATATATTTAATCCGTATAATTTGTTATCTGGCAAACTACTGTCCTACACAACGGGATTGTTATCAGATAACAACACCTATGTAACAAGTGATTTTATACCAGTTGAATCATCAACAGAATATACACAAAGTCATAGTGATATTATTGTGTTTTATGACAACAACAAACAGTTTATTAGTGGACTATCACGTGTTACACCAACAACTACACGTACATTTACAACACCTAGCAATACTAAATTTATTCGAACAACAACCATCAATGATGGTGTGGGTGGTACATACACTTACAAAGGCTATCAAATCGAAAAAGGTGGAGTTTCTACATCTTATGAACAGTTCAAATATTATTTGAACGGACTAGTTGTTGAGTTACGTGACAATGTAGTTAAGAATAACAATATTGCGGATTCTAATGTAGGGATTGAGAAGTTAAACTTCATTAAATCTTCTCAAAATATGTTCAATCCAAACAAAGTGACGAATGGCGTATACATCAACCCTACAACTGGTGCATTATCATCTAACACTAGTTATTCGGCTAGTGACTTTATCCCGTTGAGTGATAGTGCAGAGTACATCAAGAATAATACATTGAACCTATACGCTTTTTACGATGTAAACGGTAACTTCATCAAGACAACAACAACATCTACTAACCAAATTACAAAGCCAACGAATGCACAGTTTGTAAGAATATCCACTTTAACAACCGCCGTTGGAAGTACAATGTTAGTTGCAGGGACATCGTTACCTAGTCAATTTGTACCGTATAAGAAGTATATTCCGTCTGATTACTTAGAGTTATCAAATGTACAAGTTAAACAAGATATTACTGATGTTTACGGTAAATTTAATTTAAAAAGTTACACAGCAGAGGCTAGTAAACAAAGTAATCCCGATGTAAATCAAAGATTAGAGATTGCGTTTATCGGGGACAGTTGGGTACAAGGTGGAGAATTTAAACAAGGTGACAGATTAACCTTGCCGTTGCGTGACAGAATGCAAAAGGTATATGGTGACGGGGGTATCGGATTTGTGTCTTTTTATAGCATCTTTTTAGGCGCAGGTGCGGTAACTGTTGGTAAAACTGGTTCGTGGGTTGAACGTAACAAAGGGACTGATGTTAGTGGTTTAGCCATTGAAGAAGTAGAAAGTACAACACCTGACGACAGTATTAAAGTTACTTTCAATGAAGATGTTGACTTTTACGAGATTCACACACAAAGCGGCAACACTGGTACATGGAAATATAATGTAGACGGCGGGGATTGGACGACAGTTGATGCTAGTCAAGAAGTGACGCCAATTTCAATGACGCTAGGTAAACACACTATTAATATTGTACATGTATCAGGCACAACGACTTTCATTGGATCATACGCATATAAAGGTAACAAAGGTGTAGTTATTCACAAGATTGGTAACGGTGGTAGTACCGCTAAACACTATATTGACGTTGACCGCACTAACTACATCAACCAACTTAAACGTTGCCGTGCGAACACATTTGGAATCTTATTAGGCACTAATGATATGGCGCAAAGTGTATCATTGAGTGATTACGAAAGCCAAATGAAAGAGTTGATAGGACGTATTAAAGAAGCTAAACCAAACGCTAGCATCTTCTTAATCGCACCTAGTGGCAATAAGTATGACGGTACTAAATTAAATACTATTGAAGATTATAGCGACACACAATTAAAGATTGCTAAGGATTTACAGTTAGGACATGTTAGTTTAGTACGTGCATTAGGTAACTTTGCTACAACTAACGCCAATGGATTGATGTATTCAGACGGCGTACACCCTAACAGAGATGGCGGTTACGCAATTTCAAATGTAGTTTATGACAGATTACTAAGATTATAAGTCGACCTTTCCTGGTCGGCTTTTTAATTTAAGGAGATGAATTGAATGGATATTAAAGTAGTAGCACGTTATATTGTTTTATTATTAGCTTTAGTCAATCAGTATTTAACAACAAAAGGTATCAACCCTTTGCCAGTGATTAGCGAGGAGGATATATCTTCTTTATTAATGACAGTTATGGGCTTGTATATGGCGTACAAAAACAACCCGAACACTAAAGAGGCACAATGGGCTAATCAGAAAATGAAAAAGTATAAAGCTGAACAAAAGTATATTAAAGCAACTGGCGCTATGCCTCAAAAAGACATTGTCGAACCAGTTGAAATCGAGGAGAACCTTTAGGGGTTCTCTTTTTGAGGTGATTAAATGAGAACTTTAGATGAGGCTATAAAATGGCTCAACAACTCTGTAGGTAAGCAATACGACTTTGATGGTGCCTACGGTTACCAATGTTACGACTATGCTAATGCGTATTTTAACTATACGACTGGATTAAGGTTAAGTGGTATGTATGCCAAAAACATTCATACAGACAATGCATCAGTTTTAAATAATATCGCAACTGTACATGAGAATACACCTAACTTTCTTCCTTTACCTGGTGACATTGTAATATTCAATGGACGATATGGTGGCGGGTGTGGTCATGTAGCAATAGTGACTCAAGCGACATTAAATAGTTTCGAAGTGATTGAGCAGAACTGGCAAGGTGGAGGATATGTAAATGGACGTCCAGGTTGGGAAACTGCGACAAGACGTTGGCACCAATATGACAATCCGATGTGGTTTATTCGTTTAAATTATGCGGGGAAGAAATCCATCAAGAATGTCCTACCGTCGAAGCAACCTAACCCTAAAAAGCTTAAAATAGCTTTAGTGCCAGGACATGGCTATGCAGATCCAGGCGCAACAGGTAATGGGGCTAATGAACGTGATTTTATACGTAAGAACATCGTGCCAAATGTCGCCAAGTATCTACGAACAGCAGGACATGATGTTTATTTGTACGGTGGGTCTAACATGTCGCAAGATATGTATCAAGACACTGCATATGGTCAGCGTCTAGGTAATAAAAAAGATTATGGCTTATACTGGCTTAAGCACAACCAGAATCCTGATGTAGTTGTTGAGTTTCATTTAGACTGGTCAGGTGGAGGCGCTAGTGGTGGGCATGTCATTATTTCAAATAAGTTTAATGCAGACACAATAGACAATGGCATACAGTCTGTCATTAAGTCTAATTTGGGTCAAATTCGAGGTGTGACGCCACGTAATGACTTGTTGAATGTCAATGTATCAGCAGAGTTAAACGTCAATTACAGACTAGCTGAATTAGGTTTTATCACTAACAAAAGTGATATGGATTATATCAAGAGAAATATTGATAAATATTGTCGTGAGATAGCTGGGGCTATACACGGTAAACCTATCGGCGGTACGTTAGCGGGTAAAACACAAGTTAATCGTATATCTTGGGGGTTAAGTGGAACATTCTATCCAGACAGAGCGATTAAAGTCCGACGCCAAGCAGGATTAAATGGCGAAGTGGTTGACCAAGCGTCTTGGCTATATAGTAAAGATGACTGGGTTAAGTTTGATCAAGTGATAAAAAAAGATGGCTATTGGTGGATAAGATTTAAATATCAAGCGCCAGGTGCAAGTAAAGCCTATTTCTATTGTGCTGTATGTAAAATCACAGATAAGGAAGAAAAAATAAAGAATGAAAAGTATTGGGGAAATATTAAGTGGTTATGAGTTGATTTATAAAATATGCATATGTTAAATTATTTTTAGGCATATTCCCTTATGCTCAAATTATAACCTTGTGTCTTGTATGTAATGTTTAAAAATTGGGACGGTCTTAATTGACCGTCTTTTTTGTTTGTGGTAATTTATAGACTGATCAATTTGTTTTAAACCTATGTTTGCAGGCTAGTCGTAATGGTTAGCCTGTTTTTGTGCTGAAATATAATTTGTGTAAATCAAACAATTGTTAGGTCTATAGACCTATATATTTTTAATTAAAAAATGATATTATTTATTTAAGCGGAAAGGAGGTTTTACTATGTCAATAAAAGATGTAATAAAACAATCTTGGGAAGATTTAAAAAGTTTGGAATTTAACTTTCAAAATTTATGTATTTTAGCTATTGCGACAATTATAACGAGTACCATCATAAGCCCTTTATTAGGTATTCCTATCGGTTTGTTAGGTAGTGCATACTATATCCAAAGTCGAAAAAGAAATAAGTCTTAATTTATGCTATAATGGTTATATGAAATAGTTGTTCCATGAAACGACTCGGTCACTGGCACAGACCGCTTAAAGTGCCTACATCACATTAACTGAGAATTCACATGACGTTGCTGACGAGTGACATAGCTCTGTGTCCTCGAATGAGGGTAAGTTAATGTGATGTATTTTTATATAGTAGGAGTGAGCTATATAGCCTGTTAAGTGGCCTAGTAACTTAACACTTATCCCGGCAATTGATACCCTTTTTGCCCTTCACTCGATATAAAGTAAGCGACCTGTAAAAGGGTCGCTTTTTTATTATTTGGTCACACTGTGGTCACAAAAATGGGGCAAATCCTATTACACCGGTATATATATCCTCTCTCGAGGGGGTTATTGTCGTCTTTAAACATGGATTTAGAGGCGTTTTTTAATATTATAGAAAATTATTTGCTTTAAGAACGGATATCATAACATTCCTATTGCAGTGATTTGACATCCTGTTAATTGTTTTTGTAATATAATTTCTATGATTAAAGAGAGATGAAAAAGAGGGTTGAAGTTATGGGGAATAAGATAGATTTGGTTTCAATACCTAAAGTAGAGTTGCATTGTCATTTAGATGGTTCTGTAAGTTTTGAATTTTTAAAAAGACAATCGGCACTACAAAATATCACAATCGATTTTCATAAAATAACGGTAGGGGAAACGTGTAAAAGTTTGGATGAGTACTTGCAATCCTTCGATGAAATTTTAAAAGTAATGCAAACAGCACAGAGTTTAAAAGAAAGTGTCATTGATGTTGCTAAACAAGCCGCACGTGATGGTGTGAAATATATTGAAATCAGATTTGCGCCAAGTTTACATACGCATAAAGAAGAATCAATTGCTTCTGTTTTACAAGCGGTATGTGAAGGTGCGAAAGAGGCTGAATCTGCATGTAATATGACCATTCGGATTTTAGTGTGTGGCATGAAACATCATTCAGAACAAGATAATATTGAAATTTTAAAAGAAATTAAAGCCAATGCGTTACTAGAATATTATATTGTTGGTGGGGATTTGGCTGGTGGTGAACAGGATGCCTCTATGTCCAAGTTCTCTGAAGTGCTTCAATATGCGAACTCAATAAATTTAAATATGACCTTACATACTGGAGAGTGTGGTTGTATTAAAAATGTTCATGATGCGGTTGCACTTGGAGCTAAAAGAATTGGTCATGGTGTTGCTTTATTTCAAGACAAAGAAGAGCTCTACAATTTTAAAAATAACGATGTGTTATTAGAAATCTGTCCAAAAAATAATCTTCAAACGAAAGCGATCAACCACATCCATGAGTTGGATTTACTGCAATTAAAGCAATACGGGATTCCATATTTAATCAACACAGATAATCGCGTTGTGACGCAAACAAATTTAATAGAAGAATATGAATTATTGTTACATCATGACTTAATTACAATTGAAGAAATAGAAAGAATTAATTTAGAAGCAGTATCTTATACATTTTTAAACGACGCACAAAAACAATTACTTTTAAATCATTCGTTTAATAATAAATGA